TTAAACAAAGCCAAGAAGCTAAGTACTGTTTCGAGCATAAGAATCTCCTCATCATATTTCGCAGACTCCTGCTGTACAAGCCAGTGTTTGTACTCCCTCTACATTGTCATCCTCTTCAGACAATGAATCCCAATCAATATTGTTAGGCATCCTTTCATGTAGTATGAAGAAGTCCTGTTCAGAACACTCCTCGTATGGTGCTTGTTTGTATGTCCCACCATCATACGGCAGGAAGCTAACGCCACTGATATCATCAAAGTTCTTCCAGCACCACGCACCTACTTCAACCCACTCGTCCTCTTTAACAGAGATAGTGACTGATGGTTTGTGTTCGCACCAATGCTTCTGATATGTCATCCATAAGTCTAAATGCTCAATAGCAGTTAAGTTATCCCGTAGAGTTGCAGCACCAGGCGATCTTTTAGGAAAGCTAAACACAGTTGTAGACTCTGGACGCATTACACAATCTTCTGAAGGAATACCCTGTTCAACCATAAACGTAGTGAGCGGATCTTTCTTGTCACCCCTAACTCTTCTGATGTAATACTTAGAATGTCTAGGATGAATACCACTAGCACTATCAACCAACTGACTAACAGTGCCACTAGGCTTAACACAAGTGACGGCAGCAGGACAAGGGATATTGAGGTCATAGGCAAGCTGTATGCACTCATCAACTGATACCATTTTGAGTCTTTCGAGAAGAGTCTTGAGTTGCTCATTATTGTCTCCCAACATCTTGTTGTCCAGGATACCCGTCAGAGATACGCCTAGTAATCTTTCTTCTTCAGTGTTACGTTGCCATATCTTTCTGAGATACGGGAAGTGTGTCATAGTTGACTGGTAAACACCAAGTATTGTAGCCAGTCTAGCCTTACGTTCTAGGTCATAGATACTGTCATCTTGACGCACGACAACTTCTGACAGGTTACAGAACTGGTACGGTCTAAGGATAATCTCACTACATGGATTAGTCCCGAAGTCCTGTTCAGCGTCTCTACGTCCATTCTTAGCTGCTTGCTTGACTGCTGCTTCACGATTGAAGATACCACGTTCACCACTGTGGCTGTGATACAGGCTTGACCATTCGTTCATGAACTGCCCAACGTCAGGCTTCTCAGTGTACACAGCAGAGTTGTTAGCCAACGCACGTTGTGGGTTATCAGTCCACCACTGTCCTGTCTTAGCGTGACGCATCTTATCGTCTTCTAAATCAGATAACGAGATCATCGCTGAACGTCTTACTCCACCTACAACTACGACTTCAGCTACCTTACACATGATGTCGTGGCACTCTAGGGTATTTAGTTTACGCCCCTCAGCACCTTGGAACTTACGAATTACAAACTCAAACAGTTCATTTAACGGTCCTGGTCCACTAGCTCTACCACCAAAGGTTTTCAATCTAGCACCGGCTGGTCTAATCTTCCTAAGATCCCACTTAGGTATCTCACCAGAATAGAGCAATGCGATGACTTGTCTTAGTGATTTAGCCCATCCTTCTTTACTATCGGCTACCACAACAGTAGTCTCGGATTTAAATAACTTCTCCGGTACTTCAGGCAACTTGTTAACGTATTTCTGTTCAACGCTAAAGCCTACGCCTGTACCGCACAATAAAATGTACATCGCCTCGTCAAATGCTTTAGGGTCATCTACCGGCAAATAACTGCAATTGTATCCTGCTGTATTGTCTCTCTCTAACGCTTTACCAGCAGTCATAATTGAGCGCATGGAGGGGACTACTTCAAGATTTTTAATCGCCTCACGAAGCTCTGAATCAACCTCAACGGGTATTTTGTAGCTATGTTTAGATTGCAAGTGCTCGCCCATAAAGTCCATGTAACGATCCACTGTCTCAAACCAATTCTCTCTTCTATTCTCGCTGTCTAAGTATCTAGAATACCTAGACTTTGCAATATATTGCTGGTAAAAATCCATTAGTAAATTTCCTTCCGTAATATTTCGTATCTATCTTCAACTACATCTTCAAACCTGTCTAAAATATCTTCAGACGTTAAATCTAATAGCTCAATAAGGTCTAGCTCATTGAACTGCATTAGTTTTTCTTTTAGCTCATGGAGTGTCAGGGGTGTCATGCTTTTCCATATCCTCTATCTCTATTACTGCTAATGTAGCATAGCCTGAGATGTCGCGCCATGAATCATCATAGTAGTAATTCCCGTTCAGTATCCTAGCCATCTTGTTAGCAATCATATCAAGACTCTCTCGCATGAACGCTGGCATCATCCGATAGTTCGGAGACTTCTGCATAATCTTTTTGATGTCCTGACTAATCTGACTCACGTTTTGGTAGTGTCCGTACTGTCCCTCTCTAACGTCGAGTATCTCTTTTGTTTCCATATTTCTTCCTTAAGTAAGTTAGGCTAACCGGCATCTCATCAAAGCTACCGTTGTTTACTTCATTTAGCATCCAGATACCTGACCAGCTACCGTTAGTCTGTGGTGTCAGGTAGTCCTCATCGTGTTGGTAACAGATACCGGCGAAGATACCAGTGATTCTAGTGTCATCGGCTTTCTTACTAAACGCTATTGCTCTGTCCTGAACGTGTCCCATAATACAACTCATGTGCTTCTTCTGTAACAGCAAGTTAGGAGTAGTAACTGATCTACCCATTACACCAGATGTAAAGTAGTGGGAGTACGCAATGTTATCAATAACCTTCACATCCAAGAAGTCTTGAACCTCCCAGCCGTATTTGTCAAGGTTGAAATCGTTGTATCCAATTAACCCTTCCAACTTTCTGTCTGAATTTATAGCCCTCTCGATTCGTTGTTCGTGATTGCCTATCAGAAAGACAAGTTTAGGATTCCATGCTTTTCTCTTGTTTCGCTTTAGCCTATTAATCTCATTGACAATAGGTTTCATTAATCTATCCATAGCTAAGTTACCGGCTATGATGTCTGCTTGGTATGTCCTACCTTCAAACGCTTTCTTGCCTATGTCGTAAATGGACAAACTAGGCATATCCCAGTGATCTCCTAGGTGGACAATAACATCTGGCTTCTTCTCTGCTGCGTACTTTCCTACCCACTCTAAATGCTCAGTAGGGAATCCAGGTTTACACTGGGTGTCAGGTATTACTAGGTGTCTCATGCTGCTCCTTTAGCAGTTGTATGAAGTATTCTGCATCTATCACCACCAACGGCTTAGAATGATTCTGTTTAATCACGACAACAGGTTGCCTATCTTCTGGACAGTTGTCTTGTGCTTGAGAGTAGAAGGAATAAACAGCGATTGTGTTTCTAGATTTACACTCTACTGATATTCCTAACTTGTCTCCGGCGTATTGAGAGAACTGAATGTCCTCACCGCCAGCACCCATTGATGTCGATCTTACATCGGACCTGGAAAAATCGAATCGGTCGATGAGTAAATCTCTAAACCATTGTTGGAGTTTTCTACCTTTGGCTTTTGCACTTTGGGTTTTGATTTGCGTCTCCTGATATTAAGAAACTTGTTTAATCTAACCCTCTTGATCTTAGTGATCCAACCTTTAGGTATATGCATACGAGAGTTAGACTGATCGATAGAGTAGGCAGCAGCGATAGTAATTGCTGTTTTATCTTCTGCTACGACAAACCCTATGCTTAGAACTGGATGTATGTCAGGTTCGCCTAATGCTTCCCAGCCAGACTCCGACAACGCATCCCACCACTCGATATAAGCTATTTCTGGGAAATCTTTGGTGTCCAAATCTGCCCAGCTTTTCTTCTTATCCATAGTAATTGCGCTCGTTCAGTTAATAACTCAAGGTTATCCTCATACGCCTTCAAGACAGCAGCGAATAATTGTCTCTCGTTATGACAATCTTCCAGAATCTTCTCAGCTTTCTTTGGACCAATACCATGCAATCCAGGTATATTGTCTACTCGATCACCTGTCAGAATCTGTGTATAAAAGTTCTTGATGGCTTCCTTCTCAGTAATGTAATAAAGATTGTCCTTGACAAAGTTGTAGTGCCATCCTCTCAACATATCAAGGTCTTTATCAAGCGACATAATGCAAAAGGCACCTGCCCTCATTTGATAGGCTGCGATACCAATTGCATCATCCGCTTCTTCACCTTCCACTAACTCAAAACCCCACTTGTCGGTAAGGTAGTTACGCAGGGATTCATAGTGGGTTGGCTTTCTAGTTCCACTACGATTCCCTTTGTATTCTTGTTCGTTAGCTATTTTGTATCGAAAGTTGGATCTACCAGTGATGTAACCAGAGAAATCATCAACAAAAGTGGGGCGAAGGAGAGTTTCAATAAAATTCCCCATTCTGCTGAGTGCAAATCTTTCCTCATCGTCATCACTGGCAAACCCAA